TAATTGTAGATATTCAACAAAATATCAGTTATTAGAAAAGCATAATAAATTAGATAAATATAATATAGTAAAAGAAAGTTATAGTAATAGAGATATATTAGAATATCTTATGAAGGAGTATAAAGGAATGAGCTAATATGGGAAAAAGATTAACTGATTTAGAAAAAAAAAAGATAATCGCATATTATGTAGAATGTCAAAACTATAGAGAGACAGCAAGACACTTTAAAATTTCGACTGATACAGTAATAAGAGTAGTCAAAAAAGACGAAAACATCGTTCAGAAAGCGACAGAAAAAAATATTCAAAATACTAAATCAGTTCTTGAAGCAATGGAAGAAAGAAAAGATGTAAAAGTAAATCTTTTAAATAAAATACTAGAAGCAATGGATAAAAAAGCAACAAATGTAGATTCTTTTACAAATATAAAAGATTTAGCTACAGCATATGGAATAATTATGGACAAAGAGATAAAAATAAAAGAATTAGAAATAAAGAATAAAGAAAGAAACAATAATGAGGAAACTTTAGGAAAATTAGACGAAGTGCTGAAAAATATAGGTGGTGTTGTTTAATGAGTATGTTTTCAGAAAAGCAAGAAGAATTTTTAAACAATGCTGATAGAAGATGGAATGTAAAGTATGGAGCTACAAGAAGCGGTAAAACATATTTAGATTATTATGTAATACCAAAAAGAATAAGAAAAGTTGCAAAAGAGCAAGGGTTAATTGCAATATTAGGAAATACTAAAGGAACACTACAAAGAAATGTAATAGAACCTTTACAAAAAATATGGGGAACAGAGCTGGTTTCTGATATAAAGTCAGATAACACAGCTTTTTTATTTGGAGAAAAAGCTTATTGTTTAGGTGCTGATAATATAAAACATGTTAATAAAATAAGAGGAGCAAGTTTTAAGTATTGTTATGGAGATGAAGTAGCCACATGGAATGAAGACGTATTTACGATGCTTAAGACACGTTTAGACAAACCATATTCTAAATTTGATGGAACTTGCAATCCAGAAGGTCCAAGCCATTGGTTTAAGCAATTTCTTGATAGTGATGCAGATATTTTTCAACAAAAATATACATTATATGACAATCCATTTTTAGACCCTGTAATTTTACATAGCATGGAACAAGAACATAAGGGAACAGTATTCTTTGATAGATTAATTTTAGGAGAATGGAAGGCAGCTGAGGGTAGTATATATAGACTATTTGCTAATACTACAGAAGATTTCTTGATAGATGAAATAAAACAGCAATTACTATTAGTTACATTTGGAATAGATTATGGAGCTGGAGCTAGTAAGATTAAATTTATTGCAACAGGAATAACTTATGGATTTAGAGAGGTAATTGTATTAGACGAATATGACTTATCTGGAGTATATGATCCAGAGCAAATATATGAGCATTTTATATTGTTTTATAAAAGAGTGTTTGAAACATTTGGAATGGGGCAATATTGTTTCGCTGATTATGGTGCTTTAGGAAATGTGATTACATTAGGATTAATAAAAAGATGCCAAAAAGAAAGATTACCAGTAAAAATTGTGGATTGTTCAAAAGGACTTATAAATGACAGAATATTTTTAAGTAGTACTTTAATGGCTCAGAAAAGATTATGGATTTTAAGAAAAAATAAAATTATAACAAAGGCTTTTCAAGATGCTGTTTGGGATAGTAAACATCCAGACCAAAGATTAGATGATGGAACAACAGACATAGACAGTTTAGATGCATTTGAATATTCAATCAATAGTTTTTATGAAAATTTAATAAAAGCAAGAAAAATTATAGTATAGAGGTTTTAGGATATGGATTTAAAAGGATTTTTTAATAAGTTAGGATATGATATAAGCGAAAAAGAAAATTGGAATAAAAATCTTGATTTATGGCAGAGTTGGTATAGAGGAAAAGTAAGAAAGTTTCATAACTATTATATTTATAATGGTCAAAGAAAAGTAAAAAGAGAGAAAAAGTCTTTACAAGGTGCTAAAAAAGTTTGTGAAGATTGGGCAGATTTATTATTTAATGAGAAAGTTAAAATAAATTTAACCAATCAAGAAAGTACTGAAAAGTTAAGCAATATTTTTGAAGATAATAATGCAGTTGTAACAATAAATCAAGGAATAGAGAAAACTTTTGCTTTAGGTACAGGAGCTTTAGTTGTATCAGTAGAAGACTTAACTGTAAATGAAAATGATGAAATAGTAAGTACAAATGGTTCTAAAGTAAAACTAGAATTTGTAGAAGGTAGAAAAATATATCCATTAAGCTGGAACAACACAGAAATAACAGAATGTGCATTCGTATCTTACAAAACTATAGCTGGAAAGAATTATGCTTATATAACTATTCATAGATTAGACGAATCTAAAAATTATGTTATAGACAACTATAAATATGAAGTTAGAAATGGAACTTTAATAGAAGTAGAAGATAAGGAAGGATTTTTAGGGACATTTAAAACAGAAAGTAATTTACCTTGGTTCTCAATATTAAAACCGAACATTTGTAATAATATAGATGAAGATGTACCTTTTGGACTGTCAGTATATGCCAATTCAATCGATACTCTAAAGTCTCTTGATAATTCTTATAACGAGCTAGATAATGAAGTGGTATTAGGTAGAAGAAGAATTTTTATAGCAGAAGAAATGATGAATTATGATAATGGTTTAGAAGAACTAACTTTTGACCCAGAAGATATTTCAATATATAGAATGCCAAAAGGCTTTAATAAAGACAGTATGATTCAAAGCTCTAGTGAAGCCTTAAGAACAGAAGATTTGCAAAAGTCTACGCAATTTCAATTAAACATATTATCTGCTAAAGTAGGGTTTGGACAAGAAAGATACCAATTTGATGGAAAGTCTATTCAAACTGCTACAGGTGTTATAAGCGAAAATTCCGATATGTATAGAACAATAAAGAAGCATGAGCAAGTACTAGAAAATAGTTTAAAAACTATTATTAAAAGTATAGCTTATGCTTCTTCTAAATTTACTATAAATCCAATAGATGCATCAGAAATAACAATAGATTTTGATGATTCTGTTATTGAAGATAAAGGAGCAGAACAAGTGAGAGCTCAACAAGAAGTTGTAGCAGGATTAAGAAGTAAACAAAACTATATGGAAGAAATAAGAGGGCTAGGAAAAGATAAAGCAAAAGAAGAATTAGAAACAATACAGCAAGAGAAAATGAGTAATCAAGAAGCTTTTGGAATAATACCAAATGAGGAGGAAAAGGAGGAGTAATAAATGCTAACTCCTAACCAATGGGAAGAAGTAGGCGACCAAGCAATAAAGATATATGATGAACTTGAATTAGAAATAATACAAGAAATTGCTGAAAGAATAGCTAATTTTGAATTTGCAAATAGTGTTGTGCTTAATAATATAAAAATAGCTCAAGAAATGGGTTTATTATATGAAGATATAATTATTAGAGTTGCCAAATATAATAACTTGTCAATAGATAAAGTAAAAGAAATATTTGAAAAGACTGGTGTAAAGTCACTAAGCTTTGATGATAAAATATATAGAATGGAAGGATTAAATCCATTACACATAAGACAAAATGAAGCAATGTGGAATTTTTTAGAGGCTACAGCTTTAAAAACTAATTTAAACTTAAATAATTTGGTTTTAACAACAGCAGATGTAGTTCAAACTGATTTTTATAATCAAATGAATAAAGCATATATGGAAGTATCAACAGGAGTAAAAAGCTATTCTCAAGTCATTCAAGAAAGTGTAAAGGTATTAAGTCAAAAGGGAGCTAGGATTAAATATCCAAGTGGACAAACTAGAAGTATAGAAAGTGCTGTACGAATGAATGTTCTAACATCAGTAAATCAAACATGTGGAAGACTTCAAGAAATGCGAGCAAATGAACTAAAATGGGATTTAATGGAAACAACTGCACATAGTGGAGCTAGACCTAGTCATGCTGAATGGCAAGGAGGAATAGTAAGTTTAAGTGGTAGAGAAGGCTATTTGTCTAAAGAAGATATAGGATATGGAAAAGCAGATGGATTTAAAGGACCTAACTGTAAACATGATTGGTTTCCTTATTCTGAAGGTAGTACTAGAAGTTATACTCAAAAAGAATTAGATAGATTAAAAAACGAAAAAGTTACATATAATGGGAAACAGATATCTAAATATGAAGCTACACAAATTCAAAGAAAAATAGAAAGACAAATAAGAGATGATAAAAAAGAATTATCAGGAATACAAGGCATTTTGAATAGTGATAATAAAGATAATAAATTTATAGAGGATATGAAGACAGATTTTGCTAGAAAAAGTTTAATATACAGTGAGCATAAAAACAAATTAGACAATTTCTTATATCAAACTGGACTAAATAAAGATACATCTAGAATATTTGTTCCTATAAAAAATAGTGTTTATTCCAAAGTATCTAGTGTTAATAAAATAGCAAATAAATATAACAATAGTAATATTATAGGTACTGTTGTAAATGGAACAAAAATAACAGAAATAGGAGAACATATAATTTCAAGAGCTTATGCAAGAAATATAAAAGTTGAAGATGTTGAAGATACCTTGAAAAATCCAATTAAATTTGGTAAAATTAGGACAGATTTTAGTCAACAAATAAAAGGAAAAACGTGTACAATTGCAATAAATGTAAAAACAGGAAAATTAATAACAGTATTTCCAAAAAAGACAGAAGAATAGGAGTAAGTTATGAAAATATTAGATAGATTTACAGAAGAACAAAAGAAATTACTACAAAAATTAAAAATAGATATAGATAAAGAATTTGATAAAGAGTCTTTGGAAGATTTAGAAGATAAAATTTATAATATAATGATGGATAATTTAGATAAAAACCAAGATTTTACGCCAAAAGCTTTGGAAATAGAAAAATTATTAGATATTGTAGTAGATATAGAAAATAATCTATAAAATAATTAAATAAAATTTTATAAAAGACACATTTTATTGTGTCTTTTTTTATGTCAGTTTAGTTTAATTGGTAAAACAGCAGTCTCCAAAACTGCAAGATAGTAGTTCAAATCTATTAACTGATGCCATCTTCAAAGTTAGAGCCTTATGGCTCTTTTTTAATGTCTTTTTACTTTGTTGCAGACAAAAAGAACAATAAAGGTGGGGGAATTACTTTGTTACCCTTAAAAAAATGGAGGTGTCTTATGGAAGAAGAAGAAAAAGGAACTGTAGAAGGCAATGTTACCGAAGAAACAGGAAAAACTGGAACTCAAGCCAGTCAAAATAAAGATGAGGGAACAGGAAAGACTTATACACAGGAAGAATACAATGCATTTGAAAAAAAACTTAAAGAAAAATACGAAAAAAAGTATTCTGGAATTGATATTGCAAAGTACAAAGAATGGGTAGAAAGTCAAAAGACTCAAGAAGAAAAAACAGCAGAAAAAGAACTTGAATATCAAAAGGCTATTTCTGAAAAAGAAGAAATATTAAAAGAGAACAAAGTTTTTAAAGCTGGAGTGAAAAATGATGATGTTGAATTTGTTACATTCAAGGTTTCTAAAATGGACGGAGACTTTGAAGAAAATTTAGCAAAATTCTTAAAAGAAAATCCAAAATACTTAAACACAGAACCACAATTTATAAAAAAAGTTAGTTCTAGTGTAAGTATGGCGGGAAAAACAGTTTCAAATCTAAGTGAAACAAATCAAAAAATGAATGATTTAATTCGTTCTGCAAGAGATTAGCAAAGCTAGTCTCTTTTTTATTACAAAAAAACAAATTTAAGGAGGAAAAGAAAAATGCCAGAAAAAATGATTACAAGAAATAATGCAGAAGCATTAATTGAAGACCAAGTGTCTAGAGAAATTATAGAAGGAGTAACAAAACAGTCTAGAGCAATGCAAATGTTTAGAAGATTACCAAATATGACTTCTAACAGAACTAAAATGAGAGTTTTAGATTCATTGCCATTAGCATATTGGCAAGGTAGTGATACAGCTAGAAAGCAATTAACTAAAATGGCTTGGGATAACAAATTTATAGTAGCAGAAGAGTTAGCTGTTATAGTTCCAATACCAGAAGCTGTATTAGACGATGCAGATTATGATATATGGGGAGAAGTAAGACCAAGATTGGAAGAAGCATTTGCAAAGAAATTTGATGCAGCAGTATTTACAGGAGACGATAAACCTACAGGATTTAGAGCTGATTTATTAACATCAGTTTTAAATGCAGGTGCAGCTATAACTCAAGGAAATACTTTATATGAAGCTATTAATGATGCCATGACCAAAGTTGAAGAGAGTGGATATGATGTTAATGGACTTGTTGGTGGTGTTGACATCAAAGGAAAATTCAGAATGATGTTAGATACATCAGGACAACCAATAAAAGGAACAGAAATAGACTCTATGCAAAAAGCCTATGTAGATAATGGCGCTTGGGATAAAACAAAAGCTCAAATGATTGTAGGAGATTTCAACGAAGCTGTTTACTCAATAAGACAAGATATGACTTATAAAGTATTAACAGAAGCAGTAATTCAAGACCCTGCAACAGGAGATATCTTATATAATTTAGCACAACAAGATATGGTAGCTTTAAGAGCAGTTATGAGATTAGGTTGGGAAATTCCAAACCCTATAAATGCTTTAAATCCAAACGAAGAAACAAGATTTCCATTTGCTGTAGTATTACCTTCAAGTGGAGCTCCTGCAACTGTAAATGTAACATTCACAGTAAAAGATGGAGAAGGAGAAACAGCAAAAGCTGTTGAAGGTGCTAAAGTAACATATGGTGGACAAGTAAAGAAAACAGCATCAACAGGAAAAGCTATATTCAAATCTGATAAAAACACTTCTAATCTATATAGAGTAGCTTTAGATGAAAAAACACCAGTATTTGGAGAAGTTAAAGTAGAAAATACAGCAACTTCTGTAGATGTAGTTTTAAAATAGGAGTAATATATGTTGAAATACATTGATGAAGATTATTATTTGAATAATACTAAAAAAACGCAGTTGCCAAAAGACTTTGATAGATTAAATATAGAAGCAAGTAGTTATATAAATCATGAAACAGTAGGAAGAATTGATATAAACAATATTCCTGACGAAGTGAAGTATACTACTTGCTTAATTATTGATTTATTGCAAAGTAAGGAAACTAAATTAACTAAAATTGGTAATTTAAAATCACAAAATATAGAAGGTTGGAGCGAAACTTATGCTACACCAGAAGAAATTGAAAAAGAGTATTCTGATGAAATGTATAGTACTTTAAAAAAATATCTTTGGAATATAACAGGAAAGAATGGAAAGTCTCTTTTGAATTGTGGGGTGTGTTAATATGAGTTTTTTTATACATAAAATCACAGTATATCACTTTACATTTGACGAAGTTGTCACGAGAAAGCATTTTAACGAAGTTTATTTTAGGCATAATAAAAAGACTAACTTAATAGATAAACGGGGTTGAAAACGCATCTACAGGTTCTATAACGATACCTACAGAAGACAAGATAGATATTTCAGTAGGAGACTATATAGTCGAAGGAATTATAGAAGATAAATTTGATTTAGAAAGCCTTATGAATGACTATCAAGTATTTAAAGTAGTTAGTGTTGATGATAATAGAAAAGGTGGTCTTCAACATTGGAAGATTGGAGTTGCTGAATAATGCAGGCAAACATAAAAATAAAAATGAATCCAGTCAATAAAATAATAAAAGACCATGGATTAGAAAGAGGAGGACCTGTAAATCGTTTTTTAAGAGATACAGTAGAAAGACTATCAGACCCATATGTTCCAATGCAAAGTGGTTTTATGAAAAATAGAAGAAGTTATCCTAATGATCATTCTATTAAATACAATGCTCCATACGCACATTATCACTATAAAGGAAAAAAAGCTGTAGGTCCTTCAAGACCCAAAGGAGTAAAAAGAACAATAAGTGGTATTGATATGAAATATAATGGAGCACCTAAAAGAGGTCCAGAGTGGGAAAAAAGAATGATGAATGATAAAGGAAAACAAGTTTGTAAAGATGTTGAAAGATTTATAAAAACAGGAGGTAAACAATGACACAAGAAAAATCTAAAATAGAAAAAATAAAAGATTTTATAGAAAAATGTCCATTACTTAAAGGTGGAAAAATAAATGTAGATTATCTAAAAGAAAAAAATCAAAGTTATTCAATAGATAGGACTCCTGTTCAGCCTGATATAAATAATTTTATAGATGGTAGAGGTGGGAAAAAACAAATTTCTTTTGATTTCTGTGTACAAGCTCCATTATCAAGTCAATCAATAGTTAATTTAGTTAATTCTAAATTTTGTGAAGATTTTATGGAGTGGATAAGCACTCAAAATAGATTAAAAAATTTTCCAGATATAGATGGTGCTTTTTCAATAAAATGCACAAGTCCTGGTTATATACTTAATAAAACTGAAACTACAGCAATTTATATTATTCAAATGAACTTTATATATTATGAGCTTCTTTAAAAGAGGCTCTTATTTTTTATAAAAAAGGAGGAGAAAAATGAAGGTTTATAATAGAGCCGATATTGTTAACTTTATGAAAGTTGATACAAAATTTTTAAGAATGCAAGGATTTACAGAAGCAGGTAAAACATTAAATACAACAACATACGATAGAAGATATGTAGATGAGAAAACAGAAAGAAGTGATACTACTGGCTATTCATCAGAAATTGCATATGCTTTTGATAGAATTATTGACAATAAAATACATGATAGAATAGCAGAAATACATGACGAAGAATTAACAGGAGAAACAGTTGAAATTTTAACAGTAAATTTTAACAAGAAAAATGAAGCAGGTGCATTTGAAGCAAGATTAAGAACTTATAGTGTTATACCAGACACTGATGGAGACAGTACAGATGCTTATACATACAATGGAACATTTCATGCTTCTGGTAAAATGCAAATTGGTACAGCAACTGTTACTAGTGATGAAATGGAAGCTACTTTTGAAACAGGTACAACACAAAGTTCATCAGTATTAGATAATGCAAGAACAACAAGTAAATCAATAAAAAATAATGATATATTATAAGGCTAGTTAATCTAGCCTTTTTAAAATAGGAGGAAAATATGAATTTAAAAGGTATAGAAGTTGAATTTAATTTTTTAGATGCAGAAGATATGGAAAAATTTGAGAAAGAAGTAGATATTGTATTAAAAAAATGTGAAAAAGAAGAGAAAGAAAACCATAAAACTTCTGAAAGCATAAAAATACAGTGCAAAATAATTGAAGATTTTTTTGATAATGTTTTTGGTAAAGGAATATCTGATAAAATATTTGTTAAAAAATATAATTTAGCGGAGCATCTTGAAATATATGCTGATATTATAAAAGAAAGAAATGTACAAGTTGATAAAACGGAAAATGCTTTTGGAAGATATAAACCTAACAGAGAAGAAAGAAGATACAATAAATATAGAAAAAATAATCGAGGAAGAAGGTATTAATGTATAATATTTTATTAGATAAATTACCACAATATATACCATCTAAAATAAAAATAAGAACAGATTTTAGAGAATGGATTAAATTTGAATTATTAATGCAAGATAATACTATTGAAGAAGAGAAAAAAATAGAATTAGCTTTAAATCTGCTTTATTTTGGTAATATAAACAATATAGAAACAGCTTTAAAAGATATAATTTGGTTTTATAGCTGTGGAAAGAAAGAAAACGAAATAAAAGAAACAAAACAAAATAAAAAAGAAATGAAACAAATTTATAGCTATGAATTTGATGATATGCATATATATACTGCATTCAAAACACAATATAATATTGATTTAAATTCTATCAAATATCTTCATTGGTGGAAATTTAAAGCAATGTTTGAAGATTTAAAAGAAGATAATAAAATTGTAGAAATAATGGGGTATAGAAGCTGTGATTTATCTAAAATAAAAGATAAAGAAGAAAGAAAAAGAATACAAAAAATGAAAAAAATGTATGCTTTACCTGATATGAGAACTCAAGAACAGAAAGAAGCTGATTTTGGAAGTGCTTTTTGGTAAAATATGTTGAAAAAAATATATTAATGTTATATTATACATTTGGAGGAAATATTATAATGAAATTTTTAAATAAATTAAAAGAAACGTATAATATAGAATTAGCATACAAACTATTCAATTATAATACAGATGGTAAATATGGAAAAGTAGTAAAAAGATATATAGAAAAGTATACAGATAGACAAGATATTTTCTTAAAATCAATAGATTTAATTACTGATATAGACACTCCAAAATCTAGATATATTAGAGCAAAAGCTTATCTATGGTCAAGATATCCATTTAAGTTAAAAGGAATTGAATATGCAAATGAATACATTACTAAAGAATTGTGCAGTAGTCTTTATATGGATATTTTTGTACCCAAAAATGTGGAGCAATCAGAAGTTACTAAAAAAGACATTCATATATCCTTAATCTTACACGAAATGGGATTAATTTATGAAAGTGAATATGATTTTGAAAAAGCTTTAGAATGTTATAATAAACAAATAAACTTAACACCATTTTTTGCATCATCATATATAGATAAAGCAAAAGTTTTAATTAAAATGGATAGAATACAAGAAGCACTAAACTTATTGAAAAGTGCTAGATTAAGTAAGTATTATAAACCATATTCTACTAAAATTTATGACTGGGAAGAAGAACAATTAAATGATGATTTTAAAACAAGTATAGAATTATGTATAGTTGATATTGAAAAAAAGATAAATAAAGGCTATAAATATAGAGCTAGACCTTCTGATTGTATATGGGAAAAAGAATATTATGATAATTTAAGTGATTTACAAAAAAAATACTTACAAGAATATATAGAACAAGGGGTAATTAAAATAAAGGAAAATTAAGCGCTCAAACGAGTGCTTTTTTTAAATATGTTGAAAAAAATAAAATT